AACCAAAAGAAACTAATTTAAAATCTATTGATTTTGAACTTTTAAAGGAAAAGGCAAACCAATGGATGAGAATAATAGATGGTGTTGTTGATAACATAGATGATGAAAATCCCGATGAGATAAAAAATATTGTAAAAAAATACAAAGAAAAATTAAAAAAATTTAGAAGTTGTGGATTAGAAAAAAACGGGGAAATGTCATTTGAAAATTTGGTATTTAAACTACTTAGAAGGTCTGGATACATTGAAAAATTATACAATGTGCCTACTGAAATTATTGATAAAAAATTATCAATGAAACAATAAAAACAATAAAAATTAAATAATTATATTTATTGATATATTTATTAATAAAAATAATTTACAACTAAATAAAAAACACATGGGAGGAATTAAACCTATTGGAAGCGAAAAACTTCAAGGAATTGATAAAATTAGACGAATGATTGAAATTTCTCGTTATAATGAAAATTTTCCACAAAGTGTAAATGAAACAAAATCTACTGAATATAGTATTTCTTTAGCGGATGGAAACATATACAAAATTGAAAAAGAAAGACAAGGGTATATCATAAAAATGGCAATAAATGAGTCCAACTCTGAGTATATTGATCCGATGAAAGGTAGAAAATATTATTCTTCCTATTCACAGGCGTTGAAGAGACTTAACTTAATGGTAAGGGAAATCAATGTCCTTCACGAAAATGAAGAAGGTATCTCACTAATTGGTGAGCAAAAAAAAAAGTTCATACTAAAGACTAAAAAAAAATCTCAACCGGCAGATAATTTAGGAACACCTCCACCTCCCGCAGATTTAGGAACACCGCCACCTCCCGCAGATTTAGGAACACCACCACCACTTGACATGGGCGGCGATATGGGCGTTCCACCACCTCCCGCAGATTTAGGAACACCACCACCACTTGATATGGGCGGCGATATGGGCGTTCCACCACCACTTGACATGGGTGGAGATATGGGCGTTCCACCACCTGATATGGGCGGTGACATGGGTGCTCCACCACCTGATATGGGCGGTGACATGGGTGCTCCACCACCTGATATGGGCGGTGACATGGGATCTCCACCACCTGATATGGAAGGAGAGGAACTTGACGACGAAAAACCAAAAGAGAAAAAAGTTTCGGAAATAAAAAGAATACAAATTTTAGTTGGTAAACTAGCTCAAAAAATAAGATCTTATGAAGAAGAAAGAGATCTTTCAAATAAAGAAGTAAAATATATAATCAACTCAATTCTTTCTGCCATAGATGTAGATGTTTTAGATGAAGACGATATTGAACAAATTATTGGAAAACTAGAGGGAGTTGAAGAAGAAGATGAAGAAGATGATTCATTTGGTGATGAAGACATGGAAACACCACCTGAAGTTATGCCAGAACCACCACAAGAACCTGAAATGGCGGAAGGTTATGATAATATTGGAGATGCGTATCAAGATTTTATGGGAGGAGCATACACATCTTCCGCATCTGAACAACTTGAAGATTATGACCCCGAAGATTATCATTTAAAAAGAAGAAATAGAAGAATATATAACCCAACTCCTGAAAGATTTACACATGGAACATTTGCGGAGTCTTCAGCTGATAAAGTTTTATCAAAATATTTTATTATAAGTGAAGACGAAAAAAATCAATACGAACTTGATAGGGAAAGAAAATCAAATAAAGTTTATCAAAACAATAAACAAAATATTATAAGATTATCTGAATCCACACATCAATTGGATTCCGCGTTAGAGTATATAAAAGAAAACCCTAGAGTAAAACTTATTGGTTTATCAACAAATGGTAATCTAATATTTAAAGAAGGTATTAATGAAGTTAAAGTTACTAAGCTCGGGAAATTAATATGAATTATTTAATTTACATAAATGGTTTAGGTCCCAATTATAAAGGGGACAACATTTATGAATTTATATTTTCGGATACTTTAGATGTTTTTGGTGATAATTGGGATTCAAAACCAGCAAATGGATATCCATTACCTCCAGATATTGAATATATAAAAAAAGTTGGAACATTATTGAATGAGGACATTGTGTTTGATTTAATACAAAACTCTGATGTTTTTTCAGTTATTGATTCTATGGATGGTGTTATTTCTTTAGGGTGGGAAAATGAAGATAAAGACTTCTCCTCAATTAAAAGAATGGTTTTTCATTTTGGTGAAAATGAAGAATCAGTTAAAAACAAACTATATGAAAGAGATATAGTATTACAATTTGAAAAAGAAGTTATTTATGAGAACTAAAAAAAATATAGTTTTTTTAATAGAAAATGGTTTATCTATCAATACTGTGTCAAAAATGACTGATAATCAAGTTAAAGTTTTGGTTGAGAAATTTAAAAAAGAATCTAAAGAACAGGTTACTCAAGTCACTGAACCGGCAAAAACCTCATATAAAATTGCGGGACCAGGTAAATTACCCCCAAATACCAAAGGTTATGATGTTAAAACAAATACAGATGGTAGTGTAATCGCAACCCCAATGGAAAATGAAATTAAAGAAGATGAAACTGACGATGTAACTTCATCAAATGCTTTAGGTAAAGATTCTCTACAATCATATACAGGACAGGAATCACCTCATGACGCTAATGACATGGCGGATGATGGTATGGGTGATGACTCAGGAGAAAATCGATCTATGATGGGTATGGCGGAATCAGAAATTAATGAAAAATTTCAGTCTAAATCCCAACAAGGATTATTTTGGGCTCGTTGTAATAAATGTTCAGACAAAAAATGTAAATGGTGTAAAATGGCTAAAGAATTCTCAGATTCAACATCTAAGAAAGATTACAAAAAAATGCCAGAAAAAAAAAGTCCTGAAAAAACCAATGAGAGTTCACAAAAATATTGGGAAAATAAAATTTTGGAAATGTTAGAAGAAGAAAAAAAAAGAAGAAAAAAAACACCAAAAAAAGAATCTGAAACTATGATTCTTCGCAACCCAAAAAAAATGACAATGTTTTCTGATGAAGCTCCTATGGAATTACCAATAGCAAAAATGTTTTCAATAGGAAAAAAGTAATCTTTACAACAAACCTTTCAGATTGATATTTATTAAATATGGGACTATCTAAAGAACAAGTAATGATTGAATATGTTAAGTGTATGAACGATACTCCATACGCCCTTAGAACATATCTTCAAACATACGATAACACAGTTTCAATGTATGTTCCATTAGAATTATTTCCTGATCAAGTATTACTACTTAAAGATTATGAAGAATATGAAGAAAATATTGCGTTAAAATATAGACAAGCTGGAGTATCAACAGTTACAGCAGCTTGGGTTTCAAAAAAATTGGTATTCGCAAAAAAAACTCAACCAGAAAAAATATTAATAATTGCAAACAAACTTGACACATCTCAAGAAATGGCAAATAAAATTAGGGCCTTTGTGTCTCAATGGCCATCATGGGTTGGAGCTGGTTTTGCTGTTGAAAAAAATTCACAAAGACATTATAAATTAACAAACGGGTCTGAGGTTAAGGCGGTTGCAACATCAAAAGATGCACTTCGTGGTTTTACACCAACTATTCTTGTTTTTGATGAGGCGGCCTTTATTGAGGCAGATAATGATTTTTGGGCTGCATGTATGGCGTCCTTATCCACAGGTGGTAAAGTAATAGTAATATCCACCCCCAATGGGTATGACCCAATTTATTATGAAATTTACGATCAGGCATTAAAAGGAATGAATCAGTTTAAAATTTCTGAAATGTATTGGTATAAAGATCCAAGATATACGAAAGAATTATATTTAGTCCCAACAAACGATATTGTTCATTATTTGTTAAATCGAGAGGATCATGATCTATCAAAAAATATATCATTTTCAAATAGTGACCCATACAATAGAGATTATGAAGAACTTTATCATTTTTTTAAACTGGGATACAAACCATGTTCTCCTTGGTATGAAAAAATGGTTAAAAAACTTAAATATGACAAAAGAAAAATAAATCAGGAATTAAATTGTGAGTTTTTAGGGTCTGGAGATAACGTGTTTGACAATAATCAACTTGAGGAAATAAAAAATAACTCACTTGAAGAACCCAAGTCAAAACTTATGGGTAATTCTATTTGGATTTGGAACGATCCTGTTGAGGGCCATAAATACATTATGGGAATTGACGTTTCTAGAGGTGATAGTGAGGATTTTTCATCAATTCAAATCGTTGATTTTGATAGTAGAGAACAGGTTTTTGAATATGTTGGAAAAATCCCTCCCGATACTTTAGCAGAAATTGCATATAAGTGGGGAATGATGTATAACGCATTTGTTGTTGTTGATATAACGGGAGGAATGGGAATCACAACAGTTAGAAAAATGCAAGAACTTGGATATAGAAATCTTTACGTTGAGGGGATTGATCCATTTAATATTTGGGCAAACAATAAAACTTCTCTTGAAAAAATTCCTGGAATAAATTTTAACAATAAACGAGTTCAAATAATTGCGGCTTTTGAGGAGTGGGTAAGACATAAATTTAAAATTAAAAGTGTTAGATTATACAATGAGATGAATACTTTTATTTATGTTAATGGAAGACCAGATCATCAAAAAGGTCAACACGATGATTTAATAATGGGAATCTCAATGGCAATCTATATTGCCGAATCATCATTTTCAAAATTAGAAAAAGCCACAGAACAAGCAAAATCAATGATGGAGTCATGGGCTGTCGTAAATAATGAATCGGTCTCGAAAGAAGCCCATTTTGATCCTTCAATACCCAATCAAAATGTTATAAATGAAAGATATGGGTTAAATAATAATGGTGCATCAAAAGAAGACTATCAAAAATATAGTTGGTTATTTGGTGGTTTAATAAAATAATATAATGGGATTAGATTTTAGAAAAAGATCAGGAACAATTGCTAATGGATCAAGATTGATTGTTCCTGGACAAATAACTACCGGACAAAAAGTTTTTCCTAACACTTTTAGTCAGAAAAGTGCTCCGCCAAATCCTAAATTAGAGTCTTTACCAATTGTAACACCAACACCACCTTCTACACCACCTTCTACACCACCTTAAGAGTTAATAACCCTATTAATTTTTGGTAATGAAGAATATTTAATGTTTTGATTGTAAGTTCACAAATTCTAACTAACTATTGAAATATTTATATATATAGTTAAATTTTTAATATGGAAAATAATAATAATCAAAATCTAACAGTTTGGCAAAAACTATCTAAAACATTTGGTCCTGATGGGACTTTAGGTCAAGGGGAACCTGACTATAGGTTAGATAAAACAGAAATTTTAAAAACTAAAGACAAGGCCGAATACGAAAGAGAAAAACTACAAAAACAACAATCCCTTTATTTGGGGGCTAATTGGACTAAAGTTGAAAATAATCTTTATACTCAAGCTGTTTATTATGAACCTACAAGATTGGCCGCGTTTTATGATTACGAGTCAATGGAGTATACCCCCGAAATTTCAACAGCTTTAGATATATATTCTGAAGAATCAACAACACCAAATCAGGATGGATATGTGCTTCAAGTGTATTCAGAGTCAAAAAGAATAAAAAGTATTTTAGTTGATTTGTTTGTTAATGTTTTAGACATTAATACCAATTTACCAATGTGGATTAGAAACATGTGTAAGTATGGTGATAATTTTGTTTATCTAAAATTAGATTCAGAAAAAGGAGTAACAGGTTGTATGCAATTACCAAATATTGAAATTGAAAGATTAGAGAGGGGTATTGAATCTAAAACTAGTACTGCAACGGTAAATGTTAATAGAAAAGATCTTAAGTTTATTTGGAAAGTTAAAAGCACTGAATTTAATACTTGGGAGATTGGACATTTTAGACTATTAGGTGATGATAGAAAACTACCTTATGGGACATCAATGTTAGAAAAGGCTCGTCGTATTTGGAAACAATTGGTATTGGCAGAAGATGCAATGTTAATTTATAGAACCTCAAGAGCTCCCGAAAGAAGAGTTTTTAAAGTATTTGTTGGTAATATGGACGACAAAGATGTAGAACCATACGTTCAAAGAGTTGCAAATAAATTTAAAAGAGATCAG